ACCGCTTCAAAATCCAGACGGCTCATACAATTTTCAAGGTATCACGGTTGATACGCGCACCGGCACACAAGCACAGTCCTACATAGCCATTGCGCCTGACGTAGAAGAAGAGGTATCTGTCAGCGTTGAGGTGCAATATGGCACGCCAGTAACGCGGCAAATTGCAGACCCTAATGTCAATGCAGTACGGGTTACGCTCACAATTCCACAGCTGCAGCAGAGCGCAAAAGACGGCAACGTTTACGGGTTATCCGTAACCTATTCTATCGCTGTTCAGTATGACGGCGGTGGCTTTACCACAGTGATTACAGACGCAATCTCTGGGCGCACGTCTGATCCATTTCAAACCGATTACATCGTCAACCTAACCGATGGCTTTACCACCGCTGATATTCGTGTAACACGTATCTCAGTGTCGGATAGCACACGCATTGAGCAAGACTCCAATGTTATCGAGTCCTCTAGCGCAATCCAATGGGCCTCATACACTGAGATTATTTACGCCAAACTGCGGTATCCAAACAGCGCACTGGTAGCGCTACGGCTTGACGCAGAGCAGTTCAATAACATCCCATCACGCGCCTACCACATCCGGGGCATCAAGGTACAAATCCCTAGCAATGCCACCGTTGATAGCGCAACCGGCCGTTTGACCTATGCCGGCATCTGGAATGGCACCTTTGGCGCTGCGCAGTGGTGTAGCGATCCAGCTTGGATCCTGTGGGATCTGCTCACCAGCACACGTTACGGATTCGGCGATCACATCAAAGCAGCGCAGCTTGATAAGTGGGCGTTCTTGGCAGCTTCGCAATACGCCAGCGAGTTGGTGCCTAATGGCTTCGGCGGGACGGAGCCACGCTTTAGCTGTAATGTCAACATCCAGACGCAAACTGAGGCATACAAGCTGATCAATGATCTGTGCAGCGTTATGCGTGTGATGCCCTACTGGGGCATTGGTACGCTAACAATCAGCCAGGACAAGCCAACTGACAGCGCATACCTATTCACGCTAGCCAATGTCACAGCAGAGGGCTTTAGTTATCAAGGCAGCAGCCGTAAGGCACGACCTACTGTTGCCGTGGTCAGTTACCTTGACCTTGAAACACGTGAGAAGGCTTACGAGGTAGTTGAGGATCAAGATGGCATAAGCAAATACGGTGTTGTCAAGGAAGAAGTAGACGCTTTTGCCTGCACTAGCCGTGGACAGGCGCATCGCCTAGGCGAATGGCTACTCTACTCCGAGCGCTACGAATCTGAGGTGATCAGCTTCACCACCAGCATCGACGCCGGTGTGGTTGTACGCCCTGGCCAAGTGATCGAGGTGGCAGATCCGCTACGCGCTGGGGTACGTCGTGGTGGACGCATAGCAGCCGCCTCCGCCTCCACTATCACCGTAGACGATGCTACCGGCCTATCAGCCGTAGCCGGCGCTGAGTTATCGGTCATCTTGCCAACCGGCGCCGTTGAATCACGCGCTATCCAATCCATTGTTGGCAATAGCATCGTCGTTACCAGTAATTTCAGTGCCGCACCTAATGCAAACAGCGTATGGGTGTATCAAACCAGCAATATACAAGCATCAACATGGCGGGTGCTGTCTATTACTGAAACAGACGAAGGCAATCAGTATGGCGTTACCGCACTGGCCTATAACGCCAGTAAGTACGCCTACGTTGAACGTGACATCGCGCTGCAGCAACGGGACATCACAGACCTAAACATCGTCCCGCCACCGCCGATCGACCTGACAGGAAATGAAGTGCTCTATGACGCTGGTGGTATCGCCAAGGCAAAGCTGATCATTAGCTGGCGGGCGGTTACTGGTGTCACGCAATATCAAGTGCAGTGGCGTCGCGATAGCGATAACTGGAATACCCGCACAGTCAGCAGCCCGGACTATGAGATCCTTGACACCACACCAGGCACCTATGCGGTGCGTGTTTACAGCCTCAGCGCATCACTGCTGCCGTCAACACAACCGGCAGAGCTAACTAAGGTAACCGCTGGTAAGACGGCACCGCCTGCCACTGTAACTGGACTGTCGCTAATCCCTATCGACACGGCAAGCGCTATCCTCAGCTGGGATCGTGCTACTGAGCTTGATGTGTTGCTGGGCGGCAAGGTACTGATCCGCCATAACATCGCTAGCACTGGTGCGTTATGGGAGGATAGCCAAGAGATCGTATCAGCAGCAGCCGGAAGCCAGACGCAAAAGCAAGTGCCATTACTGACCGGCACCTATCTGGTCAAGTTTGAGGATGACGGTGGCCGACGTTCTGCCACCGCTGCCACCGCTGTAGTACAACTGCCGGCGCCGCAACCGCGCCTACTGGTGCAGTCCTACCGTGAAGATCAAGAGACGCCGCCATTCTCGGGCAATGTCACCGACATGATCTACAGCGCTGAGCTAGATGGCCTGATCCTCGCCACCGGTACCAAGATCGACGCATTAGCAACGGATGGCAACTGGGACGCACTAGGTACCATCGACGCCGTAAGCGGCAGCCTGGGCTCTGGGGAATACGAGTTCGGCAGTACCTTTGATCTAGGTGGCGTATATGACCTTGACATGCGCCGGTATTTTGTCACACGGCCTTATGCGCCTGGCGATCTGTTCGATGACAATACCGCATTGATTGATACGTGGCCCACCTTTGATGGCACGCTTTATGATGCTGTCAACGCTGCGCTTTATGTACGTTCTACCAACGACGATCCTGGCGCGTCGCCCGCGTGGACGGCATGGCGCGAGTTTGCTAATGCGTTGACCCGTGGCCGCGCATTTCAGTTCAAGACCATTGCTACCAGCACCAGCAACGATCAAAACATCGTCATCGACGAGCTTGGTTGTGAGCTTGAGTTACAGCAACGCAGCGCCAGCGCTGGCCCGCTGACGACAGCTGCAGCAGCCTATGCGGTCACGTTCGCTAACCGCTTCTACCAGGCCCCGCAGCTTGGCATCACCGCATACAACATGGCAACGGGTGATTACTATGTGATCAGCAGCCCCACCCGGTCTGGGTTCTCGATCACCTTCTACAACGCAGCTAATAGCATGATCTCGCGCCAGTTCAGCTACACTGCCATCGGCTACGGCCGGGAGGTCATCTGATGGCGCAGCACGACTACGCGATTGCCAACCAATCCGGGGCCGCCTTCCGCGCTGACCTGAACAACGCCCTGGCTGCGATCGTCAGCCAGAACAGTGGCGCCGCTGAGCCCAGCACCACCTTCGCATACATGCGCTGGGCCGATACCACGGCCGGCGTGATGAAGATGCGCAATGGCGCAAACTCAGCCTGGATCACGCTCTACCAACTGGATGGAGAGTGGACAAGCATTGCCCTTGAGAACGGCACTGCTGCAGCGCCATCGCTGTATTTCAAGGACTCCGGTATTGACACCGGCATCTACAGCAGCGGTACTGATGCGCTTGACTTTGCCACTGGCGGCACGCGCCGCGTTGGCATCAGCAGCGCCGGTGATGTCACCATCTACGGTCAAGGTGACCTGCGCCTGGCTGATAGCGACAGCAGCAACTGGGTAGCCTTCCAAGCGCCGGCTACAGTATCGAGCAATGTTACGTGGACGCTGCCGGCTACTGATGGCACCAACGGACAGGCGCTGAAGACCAACGGCAGTGGCACGCTCACATGGGGTGATGCTGGCGCCGCTGTGGCCACCCGCACCGACATCAATGGCATCCACACCACTGGCACCATCACCAGCGGCACCGCCAGCCTGACGGTCGCCAGCGCCACCGGCATCGTTGCTGGCATGGTGGTGACCGGCGAAGGCATCACACCCGGCACGACGGTCGCCAGCATCAGCGGCACCACCGTCACACTCAGCGCCAATGCAGGCGCCACACTCAGCAGCGATCCGGTTGGGTTCTACGACAACACCAAGGCACTCAGCCCTGGCAGTGTTGGCGGGCAACTGTGCCGCGCCTGGGTCAACTTCGACGGCACCGGCATCGTGGCGATCCGCGCCAGCTACAACGTCAGCAGCATCACTGACAATGGCGTGGGTGACTATACGGTGAACTTCACGACGGCGATGCCGGATGCAAGCTACTGTGTAAACTCGACTATCCATCGTGGTGACGGCACTACCGGCAACCCTGGCTATTCCGGTGTGTGGCCAACCAGCGGCAACGCTTATACAAGCATTGCCGCAAACTCAGTCCGTATTCAGACAAATAACAGTGCAACTGGCCTTCAAGACATGCCTTACGTTGGCGTGTCTATCTTCCGCTGACCCATGACCTACATCATCCATCCCACCGCTACCGGCGTCGCGATCACCACTCCCACCGGAGAGGTGCCGATCGAGCAGGTCGCCCAGCAGGTCGCACCAGACGGCATCTACGCCATCGTCACCGCTGACCAGATCCCCTCCGACCGCACCTTCCGCGCTGCGTGGGTCTACTCCCCCGATGGCATCGAGATCGACCTGGACCGCGCCAAGGCCATCGCGCACGACATTCGCCGCCGCCGCCGCGCTGATGAGCTGGCGCCGCATGACCGCATGATCAGCCTGAAGATCCCCGGCGCCAGCGCCGACCAGGCCGAAGCCGCTCGCGCTGCTATCCGCGCCCGGTACGTCATCATCGAATCTGCCATTGATGCAGCCACTACCACGGATGAGATCAAGGAGGCGCTTAGTGCCTAAGTATCTTCCCTTGATCGACGCTTTGCCTATGCCGCTGACCGCCGCCGAGCGCTTGAAAGCCGCAGGTTTCGACCTTGATGAGTTGCGAGCGCTGCTTCTGGGAGGTGCAGTCTGATGGCAGTCCGCAGCAAAACCGGCACTGCCGCCGTCCAGCACCAGCCCGGCAAGCCGAAAACTACACGGGATGGCTACGGCAAAAACTCTCGCCCTCGGCGAAGAGGCAAAAAACCTCTTCGGGGTCAAGGGCGATAGGGGCAAATTTTCCGTAAGTGAATTTTTCAGCAACTTCTCTAGCGGCAATCGCCGCTTCTTTGGTCGCGTATGATCCAAGATGAAGCTGCCTACCCTTGACAACTACATAAGCCTTCCAATATTCGATGCCTCCAACTACGGCGTACAGTACGCCTGATCGGCCAGACGTATTGTTTCTGCGCAGTCTTCTGCAGTTCCGCAAATTCTCTGTTGCAGTAGCCATTCGTAAATTACTAGGACAGTTGTTAGACGGGTTTCCGTCTATATGATCTATAAAGTAATTGCCAGGATTTTCCTTGGTGGCAATATAGTAAGCGATTCTATGTGCAAGCATTTTATTATTTTGTTTCCTAATCTCGATGTATCCGTCTGGTCGCAAATATCCAGCGCGCTTGCCTATGAGTTCCTTGAAATAGCTAGTACGCCAAACAAGGTCTGATCCGTCAATGGCAAACCACGTCTCTAATTCGTGCAAAGGGGGCAGTGGTTTGATACCGCGAGTGGTGGCCATGAAACACGTCAAAATCAGGGTCAGCTTAGCGCAGGTCAAGGGCATGGCCGCCATAGCAGGCCAAGCCACAACCGCAAAAAGCTGCGCGGCCAGGGTCGCTAAGCTGGAGCCATGGCAGTCTCTCCGGGCACGTACAACATCACGCTCCAGCGCCGAGCGGATTACAGCGTCACGCTGCGGTTCAAGGACAGCAACAACGCCGTAATCAACCTCACCGGTTGGACTGCCGCCGCTCAGGTCTGGAATCAAAATCGCACCACTAAGTACGCTGACTTTACCGTTACCTACACCGACCGCAGCACCGGCACCATTGAAATCGCACTTAGCGATACCGACACCGCCACCTTCCCCAACGAAGCCTATTACGACGTACTACTTACCAACCCAAGCGGCCTGAAAGAGTATTACCTCGAAGGCATCATCTACGTCAGCGAGGGGTACACCGCATGACATCCGTAAACGTTACCGCTGTAAATAATACGGTTACTTTTATCGAAGGTGATGGAACAACGACCGTTGTAACCACGCCGCTTACCACTACAGTCACAGCATTTACAGCCGGTCCACAAGGTCCCGTAGGTGCGCAAGGTCCTGAAGGCCCTCAAGGTCCTGAAGGTCCTCAAGGTCCTGAAGGCCCTCAAGGCCCAGCCGGCGGTTCTGCCTATGTTCACACACAATCCATACCCGCAACAACTTGGACTATTAACCATAATCTTGGCTATAAGCCATCGGTTGAATTGCTGGATAGCGGCAGCCAAGAAATCGACGGTGACATAGCGCATCCAAGCGCCAACCAGACTGTGGTTACACTGAATCCAGCATCTGCTGGCCTCGCCCGCCTGATCTGATATGGCTCGCAAGTTCTTCACCGACCTCGACCTGCAGTCGGTCTCGAAGGTCATTAACCTGCCGTCGCCTACGGCAAGCGGCGACGCTGCAAACAAAGCGTATGTCGATTCAGCCATCGAGGGCTTGGCATGGAAGGACAGCTGTCGTGTCGCCACGCAAAGCAACGTCAACCTGAGCAGCCCTGGCGCCACGATTGATGGCGTCACGATGGCGTCGCAGGATCGCGTGCTGGTGCGCAACCAGACCGCGCAGAGCGCTAACGGCATCTATGTGTGGAACGGCGCTGCTGTCGCGATGACGCGGGCGCTGGATGCCAGCACCTTTGCCGAGCTTGAGCAGGCCGTCACGACAGTCGAGGAAGGTACCGATGCCGGTGCAACCTTCCGACAGACGCAGGTGAATGGCACGCTGGAGAGCAGCAACGTCATTTGGTCATCGTTTGGTACTGTTGCGCCAGCTGCAAGCGAGACTACCGCTGGCATCGCCGAGATCGCCACGCAGGCAGAAACGGACGCTGGAACGGACGACGCTCGCATTGTCACCCCAGCCAAACTGGCGAACTGGTCCGGCCGGCTGCGGAAGTACAGCACCAGCATTGGCGATGGCAGCGCCACAAGCTACACGATCACGCATAGCTTGAACACCCGCGACGTGATCATCCGCGTGTTCCCCAACTCCGGCAACTACGACGACGTGGAGGTTGATGTCTACCGCCCCACGACGACAACATGCCAGCTGGTGTTTGCCACGGCCCCAGCGGCTAATGCCTACCGCGTGGTGGTGATGGGCTGATGGCAAGGGTTTTTGAAACCGACATAACGCTAAACGCGCGACGCGAGCTGCGGCTGGCTGATGCGGATTCGTCTGCTTATGTCGGCCTCAAGGCTCCTACCACTATTGCCACCAACTGCATCTGGACACTGCCTTCTGCTGATGGCGCCAGCGGTCAAGTGCTGAGCACAAACGGATCTGGTGTGCTGTCGTGGGCAACAGCAGGTGGTGGCGGCGGCGGCGGCCTGACCCACTTCGTCGAGTCCGAGAGCACCGCATCGCCCAATGCGACCGTGCCGGTCGATGCGCTGACGGCGACGGATGCGAGCTACACGAACATCGACGTGGCCATCGTCGCCAAGGGCACAGGCGCAACACTCGCAGCGGTGCCGGATGGCACGGCGTTTGGGGGGAATAAGCGGGGAGCGTATGCAGTCGATTGGCAGCGTTTTCGTGCAGACCCACTACAAGTTGCAAGTGGCGACAAATCTGTAATTGCTGGAGGCGATCAAAACAGGGCCACTGCTTTATACAGTGCCGTCGGCGGAGGTAGTGCTAATAGGGCCACCGCCCAGGCAACTGCTGTTTCAGGAGGCGACAGCAATACGGCGATCAGCGCCTACAGCTTCATCGGCGGCGGCCAAAGCAATACCGCCCAAACCAACACCCACGCCACGGTTTGTGGGGGTAATGGCAATACGGCGTCGGGGCTGTATGCGTTTGTGGGGGGTGGAAATGCAAATAGCGCCACAGCTTCAAGAGCTGTCGTTATTGGTGGCGATACCAATTCATGCTCCGGCTCACATACCTTAATTGGTGGCGGTTACAACCACAACGCAAGCGGCTCCTACTCATTCATGGGTGGCGGCGTTAGCAACGTCATTAGCAGCAATTATTCCGGGATTTGTGGAGGCAGCAACAACACCGCCAATGGCGAGAACTCCTTTATCTCCGGTGGCTCCTACGGCAACACACGGAGTATCACCGGGTATCACGTCTTCCCGGCATGTAGTGCCCCCATCTCCAGTGCGGCTGGCCGCACCCAGTCCGCCCTCCTACTCCTAGGTCGCCAAACCACCGACGCCACCGCCACCGTCCTCACCAGCAACACCAGCGCCGCAGGCACCACCAACCAAGTCATCCTCCCCAACAACGCCGCATACAGCTTCTCTGGCGAAGTGATCGCAGGCGTCACCGGCGCAGGCAACACCGCCCGCTGGACAATCTCAGGCGCCATCAAGCGCGGCGCCAGCGCAGCCACCACCGCCATGGTCGGCACACCCACCGTCACGATGACCCACAACGACGCTGGCGCAGCCGCCTGGACCGTGGCCGTCACCGCTGACACCACCAACGGCGGCATCAAGGTTGAAGTCACCGGCGCGGCATCCACCACCATCAGGTGGGTGTGTAAGATCAACACCACCGAGATGACCTTCTGATGGCCCTGATCACCGACCTCGCCGAAACTCCCTACGGCATCGCCATCACCGGCGCCTACGCCCGCATCAGCCTCCTGCGTGCCGACAAGCACGGCCTGCTGCTGCAGGTCAGCCACTACGTCAGCGAGGCCGCCGCCCAATCTGGCGCCAGCCCCATCCTCGACCGCACCAAGTTCGCGCCCACCGAGGAGCTGGCCCCCGGCCCCAACCCGCTGGCGATCGGTTACGCCTGGCTCAAGGCGCAACCCGCCTACGTTGAGTCAAAAGACGCATAAGTACCGCAGCCCATGCCCACCTGGCTCTGGCGCAGCATCGCTGCCACATCCCTGGCAATCGTCGTGCTTTCCTCTGCGCAGTGGGCATCCTGCCGCTTCTACGTCCTCCCAACGGTCTGGCCGTGGTACGCCAAGTTCGTCGGCACCCCCCAAGGCAAAGCCGTTGACCCCACGCCCATGGGCTGCGCTGACTCCGATGCCCGTTCGATCACCGTGCTAATGGGCGTGCTCACCACGCTCATTAGTCTGTCCCGTAAGGCCGAGTAGCGCAGCCTGGTGCGGTAGTCTACAAAAGTAGTCACGGCGACACGCCATGATCGAAAATCTGATCGTCGGCGTTGTCTGCCTTATTGCCGGCGGCATCGGCAGCAAAACCAGCCAGTGGATAGCCAAGCGCGGTACTGAAGACGAAACTGCAAAGCTTACCATAGTCAAACTTACTTCTGGTGTTGAGCACATTGCCAATGAACTAACTGCTATCCGCGAAGACATGCGTACCGATCGCCGCGAACTCTTCGGCAGACTTAGTGGAGTCGAGCAGCGCGTCGCTAGGCTGGAAGCAACCGCAGAAACGCGCCATGGCGCTTGACGCCAACACGACCACGATGATCGCAATCGGCGTCGCCGCTACAAGCGAGATCATCGGCATCAGCCCACTGCGTTCCAATAGCATCCTCCAGCTGCTTCTGCAGGTGGCACGCCTTGTTTTCCCCAAGCGGTGAGCTAATGAGTTCCCTGCGCCTCGCTGACCTGTTCCGCTACTACAAAGCACTGCCACATCAGCTGGCGGCCATCACCGAACTGGAAGCGGCCATCATCGCTGCTGATCCCGCGCTGCTCGATCGCGACCAGTCGTGGTTCAAAACATGGAGCGCCGCCGGTCAACAAGCGGATCTCGCCGCTGCTATCGCGCTGCTCAAGGAGTTCGAGGGCTGCCACCTAAGCGCCTACCCGGATCCGCTCAGCGGTGGTGATCCTTGGACCATCGGCTACGGCACCACGCGCTACAGCGCCGGTGAACCCGTCAAGCGCGGCGACAAGATCACCGTGATCGAAGCTGACATGCTGCTCCGCCTTGAGGTGGATCGCATCGCCGATAAACTCCGTGCCACGGTGCCACACTGGCAGGCCATGAGTGATGCGCAGAAGTCAGCGCTGGTCAGCTTCGCCTATAATCTCGGCGTTGACTTCTACGGTGCTTCAGGTTTCGAGACCATCTCACGCTGCCTGCGTGATCGCGACTGGGAGGCAGTGCCAGCAGCGTTTGAGTTGTACCGCAACCCCGGCACATCCGTCGAAGCGGGTCTGCTTCGCCGACGTAAGGCCGAGGGGCACCTCTGGGGTATCACCACACCAGTACCAGCAGCCAAGATCACACCAAACAGCAGCTTCACCACGCGCTTGACGCCGCACATTACCTTGGGCGAGTTCGCACTTAATCAGCAGGCGCGACGCTTTGATCATCAACATCAGCTCGATACCGCAGCTGAGCTGGCTGCCTTCATGGAGCGTGCTCGCACCGCATTTGGTGGTAAGCCGGTCATCATCACTAGCGGCTACAGGCCAGCAGCGATCAATCGCGCAGTTGGTGGCGCCAGTGGCAGCGAGCACCTATACAACGCACCTAATGTCGGCGCTGTGGACTTCTACATCGACGGTGTAGACATCTACAAGCTGCAGGACTGGTGTGATAAGCACTGGCCATACTCCCTAGGCTACGGCGCACCTAAGGGTTTCGTACACCTCGGCATCCGCGCCGGCAGACCTCGCGTCAGGTGGGACTATTGAAACAGTACGTCCTTGAGATCGAGTACACAATCGTCGTCGAGAGCGACGCAGAAGACCCCGTTGAAGTCAGTGACGACTTCGCTGCACGTCTGACCGAGCTAGCTCAAACCAATGACCACATCCTGGGCCTGTCGGTCCAGGTACTCCCTATCCCAGAACTGCGTGGACCATGCGATTGATGGCACCAATCTCGTTCCAAAGCGCAGCGCAAAGCAGCAGTTCCGTGAGCACATCTTCAACGCCTGGAACCACTGCTGTGCATACTGCAGCGCTCCTGCCGACACCCTAGATCACGTAAAACCTAGGCATAAGGGAGGTAGTACGGTCACAAACAACCTAGTGCCCGCCTGCCAATCTTGCAACCGCAGCAAAGGAAGTGAAGACTGGCTTGCTTGGTACATGCGTCAATCTACCTATAGTCACCTACGCATTAGTCGCATCCAGCAGTGGTTGGCCTAGGCTAAAGGCAGCAAGCAGTACGCCTTATGGCCGACGACATGGCGTGGTTGACCGGGGAGCTTAGCCTTCCCTCGCAGCTTCACCAAGAACTGGATCGCCGAGCTGCTGCCAAACTCAGTCGAGACGAGCTGTCGATCTTGGTGGATCGTCTAATCACAGAGTGGTATCGTCACACCACTACCATCGACGCTCTGCTTGGTAAAGTTCGCCATCTGCAAGTCGAACTAGCCTTAAGCAGTGGCATACAGGGTATTCCACCGCCATCGGCTGAGCATTACGATATGGCTAAGCAGCTTGGTGCTCACCCAGATGGCTAAGCAGCTAGGTGCTAACCCAAAAAGCGGCGCAGTCCTTTGCGTGGGACCCGCCGCTTTGCTTTCCCTCCGGGAACCCGAGACTGCAAACACCCTTCACGAAGTGCCAGTGAATACACTGCTGGCACCGCGCCTTACCCTCAGCAAGAACATAGGCGTCTGCGTACAACTGCTCTGCCTGCATAAGCGCCGTCTCTAGGTCTACAGCGCGTATGCTTACTTCAATCAACCCTTGCTTAGTCCGCAGGCGTAGCAGCCAACCCTCAGCTTGAGGGATCAGCACCATCTTACCTGAGTGGTATCGTAGCGAGGGCATCAGCTAGATCCTGGAGCGTACCGTTATTGGTAATATACCGCGAAAAATGTGGCCAACCATCCAAACTACCTTCGGAAGAGTGGTCTGTATCACGCAACTGCCCAGGCCGTTCTACGTGCCACACCTCACCTCCAAGTTCCCTAATAAGTTCAGCCTCGTTAACAAACCTTACGTCATCCACAACTACCCGGTTGTAGTGGCGCACGCGGCGTTTCCATACGCGCAACCACACATCAGGCGAGACGCATGTACGCCCCCATTCTGTACCTAAGGTTTGCTGCAGATGACGTGACGTAACCCCCAAGGGCTCCACGCGCTCATGCTTGTCACAATAAAGGATCCTCTCTACATCAAAATCGCTGTATCCCAACTCTTCAAGCAGAGGCGTAAGCATCAACTTTAGAGGTTCTGCGAACGGCACCCGTACATACCCTTTATCGCTTAGGTACGTGCCGGTTGTGGTTTTTCCGCTTTGGGGAGCGGGAGAATAGAGTCCGATGATGTGCGTAGACATGGGCTGTAAGTTGACGAAGTGGACTAAGAAAAGGTAAAGCGCTGCTTATTGAAGACGCGCCTTACTCAAGTGAAAGCGCATCTTATTGTGAGCGCACTCCAGTCTCTGACGTACACGCTCCCGAGACACACCGTCTTCGGCAGCGATACTTGGCATAGAACGCGGTTCACCTCCATTCAGCCCGTAGCGACGACTGATTGTGTAAAGCTC